TTAACGGTAGAGCCTTCTACTCCACGACGCTGACGTACAGCACCAACCAGCATAGCCTTGCCCTGGTAGGCCTGTTTTACCTCAGCATCAAATAGAGTTACAAAGGCATTAGATAATGAAATGCTCATTTGAAAATCTCCTAAGATAGGTAAACAAAAAATTAAGGTTTATTGCTTCGGTTAGCCTGTTTTGCAGGGCCGTATGCTTGCTAGTTACGCTAGCCATTCGGCAGAGATATCTGCATTAAGGGCCAATTAAATGGTATGCCTTATGGAGTTTCTAGCAGAAGTGTTACTAAAACGCAACAGTTTGTTTAAATATTTTTATAGGCGTAAAAAAACCCCGGCCGTACTGCGCCGGGGCAAGCCACTCCCGTGAAGGATCTATTGACCAAAAGTCGAGTTAAACATCTTCTCTACCTTGGCTCGGTATGCTGGGTCTGTCTTGTACTTAGGATCCGCTACCATCTGATAGAGCTCATCCTTAGATGGGGCTCCCTCAACTGGCATGGACTGGGTAGGAATCCGAGTACCCTCGTAAGCCTCCCGTACTTTAGCTAGGGCTTTTAAACCCTTGGCTGTGCCGCCCATATACTTAAATTCCTCAAAGTCATCCTTACCCCAGATGCCTTTGTTTACTAGCCCACGCGCCCAGTCTGTCATGCCTTTGATTACAACATCGGCATTAGGGCCTAGAGCTGCGCGCTCTTGCTCAATGGTGCGCTGACCTTGCTCGACCTGCTCACCACCCATTTTAACCACTTCACCAACTAGGGTATCTAGCGCGGCCTGCGATACGCCATACTCCTTAGCCCAGTTTAAAACGTGGCTTTTTACGGGGTCTGTATCTGGGGTAGATCCAAATACTGCGGTATCGTACTGCCCGTCTGCTGGGGCTTTGTGCTTGCCCTGGCTAATCTGCTTACGCAAGTCAGACCATGATTTTGCAATGCCCTCTAAGTCTGGCTCAGTAGTGTCTTTTTTCCAAAAGTTCTCTGGCCACCAATCGGGTCTTTCTAAGGGAGAGTCATCTTCTTGTGGAGCCAAATGGCTTATAGCTGTGCTATTTGAGTCTTGCTGTTCTGCGGCATTACTGTCATCAACTGTTGCTGAATCCAATAGGCCGCTATCTGCTGCGGGTTGGTTCGCTTCGTCATTCATTTTTACATTTTCCTAGCTTTAATTAGCCGCGCTTCAAGGTCTCTAACAATGCTGTTCTGCCCTTCTCGGTAGTAAGCAAAGCTAGAGTCGCTACCAGGCGTGGCGACTGGTTGCTCTAGTATGGAGGCGCGTAGCCATCCCATGAGCTTTTTGCCATCCTCAGTACCCAATACTCTGAGGCATAGCTTATTCAAATCTTCTACAGCCTGCATTGAATCTCTAATGTCTAGAGATATCTCTTGCAGCCCTTCCCATCCATCATTCATTAAAAGCCTTATGCATTTATTAAAACATTAAAAAGAAACTAGATGTATTACCTGCTGGGGGTGCGGTAAATATCCATCCTGTATTATTGCTGACGTTGGTTGAATTTGCCCCTGCATACCATGAAGCACCACCCGTAGCGTTGCTATCTCTAATACTTAAATAATCAGAACTTACAATTCCACTAGATTTACTTATCGTAAATTGAGAACCTGCTGAGTTTGAATTAATGGTTACTATATTTCCAGCAGTTCCACTAATGGTAAAGTTACTAACAAAATATGTAATAAGAGAACCAAAGGTTACAGTATGGGCTACGGTTTTATTACTAGAAATAGTGTTAAATGTGTGTCCACCACCTGAAGCTCCACCACTAATAGACGTAACATTTGTGCCTGTTACACCATTAATACCTAAATTACCAAATATGTAAGAAGCTATGTTTCCCGCATTAAAGACTCTATTTGTAGCACTACCACTAGTTAAGTTAATAGTTGAAGATGCCGCACTTATGGATGATATTGCAGTTCCAGTTGCGGTATTCCAAACAGTTCCAGTTCCAGTCAAAGAAATAGTAGAAGTTCCAAATACTAATGACCGTGTAGAAGCACCAACCGAGCTAAAAGTAGTAGAAGTGAAGTTGTAATTGCTTGTGTCAAAAGTGCCTCTATTTACAGCAAAACTACTACCACTTGTTAAAGAACTTCCTAAATTTAATGTACTGCCAAATGCGTTTGAGATTATTGGCTGGGTAAAAGTTGCGCCATTTGATGTAATTGTTTGTGTTGTATTGCGACCAAAGAAATTAATTGTTCCTGTACCACTTAGTGTGGTAGCTATACCAAGTGTTAAATCTTTATAAATTTGTGGAATAGTTGTACCTGTAGCAAGCGTCATAGCACCAGTTTTGGTGATATTTAGCGTTCCAATATTCCAACCAGCGTTTACTGTTATTGTTCCAGTAACAGACCCTGCATCGTCAAATATGGCTGTATCTTGCGCTAACGGGAAATTAGCTAAAGCGGGTATGCCATTGCTTAATAATGCCCATGCTGTTGCTGACCAGTTTTGCGCTCCAGCTAAATTCCAATAAACAGTTTTTGGCAAGTCAAACGTAATATTACTGTTACCACCACAATCACCTAAACTTGTTCCAGTAAGCGGCAATCCTGCAAACGTAATATCTCTAAAATCTACGTTAGATACGGTTCTAGTTGTTGAAGTAATTGTTCTTGGTGTTCCTACACCGTTACTAAATACAAAAATTCTTCTTATTACGCTTGCTGTAGAAAGGTTTAAATTAGTAAAAGTTTGGTCTGCACTTAAACTAAACGTACAAATACCTGTGTTTGTAATTGATGTGCAATTAAGCGTAGTAATTATATTTGCGGCATTAAATCCAATGGAAGATATACCTGCTCCATTGATATTTAAAGTAGTTATTGTGTTTGCACCATCAAAAGTAACACTTGAACCACCGTTTAAATTTACTGTGTTATATGTTAAACCACCGCCAGCAAAAGGATTTGAACTTCCAGTTAAGGTAATGGTTGATGATGCTGCACTAAGCGTAAATCCAGTTGTTGACTGGATGTTCCACGCAGTAATAATTCCTGAACAGTTAAATGATGTAGTTCCGAGTGTTAATGACCGTGTAGCAGTTCCTGATGTAATAAAATTACTGCTGCCACCAGTTGAAGTAACTGTTTGGTTATTAGTGTTTACAGCACCAGCTAATAAGTTAAATCCACTAGAAGCTGATACTGATAAAGGGTCTTGTAATGTCCACCCACCACCAACACCATTAAAATTTAAAGTTCCACTAAATATTTTTCCTGCACTTGTGATAGTTTGACCTGTAGTTGTTGAAGCAAAAGTTATAGCACCACTATAGCTAAAGGTTAAATTTGTGGAAACAAGGGTCATACTTCCATAAATAGACCATGCGGCAGTACCAGCCAAGGTCATTGCTCCATCAAGATTACCGCCAGCACCGCCAAAACTTATATTTCTACATACTGCACCAGTTGAAACAGTTACAGTAAATGCACCTGTTCCCGTATTAGAACCTGCGTCAAAAATAACATCATCAGCAAGCGTAGGAGCAGACGCACCACCAGCACCGCCCGATGTGGCAGACCAGTTAGCTGTGGCTACGTTTGTCCAACTTCCTGTGCCACCTCTCCAGTATCTAGTTGCCATTATTCACCTTGTGGCACTTCTTCGGTTGGTGTATTAATAATAACGTACCAATTATCAAATCGAGCTTGTTTCATTGCTTCAATTTCTTCATCAGTAAATGTGTGGTTATCTTCTAGGTGCAAAGCATCGGAAAATCTTTCACCATTTTGTTCAATAACAAAGTCAATTTTTATCATCATGCCACCGCTACGCAACGCCACTTAGTTGTGGCTACGTTCCAAATAAAACCAATATCTAGTCTAGCTGTAGTAACTGTAGTGCTTGGCAAAGTTACTGTAGATGATTCAAATGAAGCACCCCATGTAATAGCAATAGCACCTGTTCCCGTAATGGAAATAATTAACTTTTGACCATTGACAGGTGTGCCAGTTAAGTTGGTGGTAAATGACGTAATGGCTACTGATTGACCAGTAATCACCATCATGTCGTAACTATCGGTGTTTAAAGTAGGTGTAGCAGAGTTAGCGGTTGATGCTAATACTCTAGGGTTAATGCGTGTTCCACTAACTAAGCCACCTGTGATGGCAACTGCGTTGGCATTTTGAGTTGCTATTGTACCAAAGCCAGTAATATCACCAGCGTCTAATGTGTCCCAAGTTAAATTTGTTCCATCACTTTTAATGTATTTATTGGTATTAGATCCACGCGTCTTATAGAATTCAGCTAAAGCAACCAATTCTGCCTGACGGTCTGTGAGCTTGTCATCGCGGCCACCACCGCCACCACCTGTAGGCATAACAATCCACTCGCCCCATGTACCAGGTTCTTTTTCAAAGCGAATCATCAAACCTTTTTTCTCATGCTTAGGCATTGGGCCTATTGGGCCTTGGCTACCATTAGCTCCTTTTAAGCCAGTAAAGCCACGCTCTCCGCGCTCGCCTTGAGCTCCGTCTTTTCCGGCTGCGCCTTGGTCGCCTTTATCACCTTTTAAGCCAGCATCACCCTTATCGCCTTTGTCGCCTTTAGGGCCAGTAATGGATTTGCCGGGGATACCCTGTGGCCCCATCGGGCCTTGCTCTCCTTGGTCGCCCTTGTTAGGCTGCACAATAATTTGACCAGGATCGCCCTTCTCACCTTTTGGGCCTTGCTGGCTTTTTGCTTTTTGTGCAACCTCTAATGCTTTAGTTGCAAGTGCTCTTGCGACATCATCACGCATTTGGCATTGCTCCCGCTATGTTATTAACACCAAGCATATCTAATATTTTCTTATCTGTATCTGCGCCATCTAACATCTCAGGATTTTGCTGCGCTAATTGCTGCGCTTGTTGCGCTGCCTGCTCCAAGTTAAATTGACGCTCTTCAGCCGATACCCGTAGTCTACTTGGTACGCCGAGCTTGTCGCCAATAAAGTCAATAATCTCACCGTACTTCGGTGTGGCTTGACCCTCTGGCCCTAACTGTGCAGCCATCTGTACGAACTGCATTGTGTTGGTTACGTCCTCCATATTCTGAGCCATAGCCAGCGGAGCGATTGGGGCAACGCGAACCTCTAGCCCATTGACGCGCAATGGCAGATCGATCAGGCCACGCTCATCCATAACCTGTAAAGTCTTACTTACCAATGGAATCATTGTCTCGTTAATCAAACGACCAAACGCAGAGCCTAAGTTTTGGCTTAACTCCTTCATGCGCTCTACTACTTCTGTAGCAGATCGAGCAGACATATTGTCAGGCGGCAGCGACTCATCCAGCAATATGCGCTTGATGTTGGTTACGAGGTCGTTAATAATAATTTGCGATACGTTGAAATCCCCAGCGCGTGGCAGCGGTTTTAATGATTCGCCTTGTGGGCCACCATTACGCGCTACTGGGATAATTGCACCGGGGATAATCTTAACGGTAGCTGG